AAGGACATTTAAAGAGAAATTCTAAAAAGTAATACTAATTCTAGTATTATATCAAAATTATTCCCCGATAGCTCAGTTGGCAGAGCAATTGACTGTTAATCAATGGGTCGCTGGTTCGAGCCCAGCTCGGGGAGCCATTTCTTAAACGAAACCGCAACGGGTGTATATCGTTTACACCAAACCGCAACGGGTGTATAGTAGTCTAGGGGGAAATTAGGTAAAGTTTAGTACATAGTGCATTAACTTGTTAAAATATATTTTCGGTTGGCAGAAGTTATGCAACAAAGTTGGTTCAAAAAGTTGACGCAGGTGTAGCAATTCTCTTTTATCTTAAAATTGGCGTTAGTTTATACCATTGTTTGATTCAAATAGTACAATAGATTGATTTAATAGTATAAAAACCACAACAATTAAAGAGAGATTCCAGTCATCGAGCCATCTCTCCTGAGGGAGAGCTGTCTCTCGAGTGGAACTCTTTGTCTAGGTTTTGTTGAGTTTTATAAACAGTAGCTATCTTTGTTATTGCCAATTTATGTTATTATTATATCACACTTTTAACAAAATTGCAAATCGCATTTTTGCTCATGTCATTGATTCTCCGAGCTGTGGGCTTCGAAGTTAACATAAAAAAGTGTAATTTTTAAGTAGGGAAAAGGTTTGTTGTGGGCTATAGTCGCCACTTTGGTCGAGGTGGAAGTGAATTGGCTCTCTGGGTCTGCGCTGATCTGCGTTTAGCAGCGTTCATTTTTTCTTGCCGTTTCTCAGAGGGCTTCTTGTAATACTGTTTGTTTCGGAATTCTTCTAATTTTCCAGACTTTTGTACATTACGCTTGAAAGTGCGTAACATTCTATCAAAGTTGTAATTATCATTTTTGTTCCTCATATTCTTTTGGTACGAATTGTCGTATATGTTTGCTAAGTGGATTGTGTACCCCTAGCGAATTGTCAATCATTACCTCTATAAATTTGACAACCCAAGCCATGTCGAAGATGAAATCTTCGCTAGTAGTGTTAATATTGTATTCCTCTAGTAACTGTAGTAGTTCTAAAGAAATATCGTTTACAAGTATGTCTGACCTATCTTTTGTAGTCATGAATACTTTTGGAAATGGTATTACCTTTCCGTTCATGATGTTCTCCTATCTTCGCGTGGTATTAAATGCCCAGCCTCGCTTCCTTAAGTAGTGGACTTTAGCTCTAATGGCACTGTGTGATTTTCCCACCATAGTGCTCATTTCTTCTATACTAATATCGCCATACCATTGATTTAGTAGGCGAATTTCTTTGTCGCTCCATCTACTTGATTGAGATTTTTCCATATCTCTATTATACTAAAATTAACCTCGAATGTCAAGAACTATTTTTGGATAAGTAGAAAACAATTCTTGACTCGGCTTCAAAATTTTGTTATAATAGATATATTAACATTAATTATGGACGGGCAATCTATAAACAATTTAAACAGGAAAAATGGAATGGTTTTATTTACAGAATTTGATATATATTATTTACTATTTCTAGGGTTTGCAATCCATATGACATGGACAATAGCCAAAAGACATGGTATTAGTAAGACAATAGACCACCTAACGAAAGAAGGCCTATTAGAGCTAGATGAGGACTGAAAAATAGTTCTTGACAAGTTGGTGTAATTTTGTTATAATTATAGTGTGAAAATTATAATTTTTATATGATTTTTAGCTGTTCGTGAGGTCAGCAATAACAAAAGCTCACATTATGTCTGGCACGAGTAGGAAACAATATTAAAAGCTTTCCGAGGGCGAGGATAGGAGTTCCACTTCCACCAGTGGACGGGATTTGCACAGACTTTAAATTAACCCGTAGTACCGAAAGGACTGCACAGTGTGTGCCGAAAGGACACGAAAATAGGAGAAAAGATATGACTGGATTAGCAGCATTGAATTTTAATGACTTCGACAAATTATTTGTCGGTTTTGACCGTTTGCATAGCGAACTAGCGAATAGGAACGAAAAGTTCCCTGTGACTAATTATCCAAGATACAACTTGGTTGCCGTAGGCGAAGAGGCTTACCGAATCGAAATGGCACTTCCTGGCTGGAAGAAAGATAATATAGACATAAAACAACACAAAAACACACTTACTATAGAAGGTAAGGAAAAACAAGAGACAAAAGCTGAAGAAAGGTATATTTACAAGGGACTTAGCGGAAAAACATTTAAACGAGTGTTTACTCTTGGCGATTGGGTTGAGGTTGCAGAAGCAGGCTTTATGAACGGATTGTTAGTAATAAATCTCAAGGTTAACACCCCTGAGTCAGAAAAGCCGAGAACAATAAGTATCGGCTAATAGGAGAAACAAAATGCAGAGAGCATTACGATTCCTGAATCGCAATGTTAGTCTGCAAGCGGTTCAAGACTTTAAAGATAAGTATTGCCCAAACGGGAATACTTGTATAGGAATAACATTCACTATATACATGATTAGTTTATCATATATAGTAATGTGGCCTTACTTTAATTGGTTATAAAGACAAGTGTTATGATAATAACAGAAAAAGCATTATCAAAACTTAAAGAGCGTTGCGTCTCAGCAGGAAGTTGGGGCGCGAGGCTTTCCGTCAAAGGTGGCGGATGTGGAGGATATAAGTATGATTTGAATTATGAGGATAACCCTAATAATTCCAATGATATATTATACCAAAATATATTAGCAGTTGATATACATAGCCATGAAATACTAGCTAACGCAGTAGTTGATTGGGAGGTAAAAGGTATTAATGAAGAAATATCTGTTACGAATGGTATGGAAACAAGCAGGTGTGGTTGTGGCGAAAGCTTTACCATATGAACAATTTTTTACAATGGGTAGTAATTATACTACTAATAATAGGATACATATTAATGAATTTAGGATATAAAGGAACAGACTTACTAAAGTTCTATGAAGGTTGCAAACTCGTAGCTTATCAGGACTCTGTAGGTGTGTGGACTATAGGATATGGGCACACTAAAGGTGTGTACGAAGGCATGACAATTACTCAAGAGCAAGCAGAACAAATGTTACTTGACGAACTCAAAGAGTATGAAAGTTATGTAGATGACCTAGTAACAGTCCCCCTAAATCAAAACCAGTTTGATGCCCTAGTAGTATGGGTATACAACCTCGGCCCCACCAACTTCAGAAAAAGCACTCTTTTAAAAGAACTCAATAACGGAAACTACCAAGCAGTACCTATCGAAATTAAACGATGGAATAAAGCAGGTGGACAAGTTCTAGAAGGATTAATTAAGAGAAGAAAAGCAGAAGCAAACTTATTTAGTGAAATTTAAATATAAAGGAAAAGAAATAGAAGTACCAGATAACTTTTTGGTCAAATGCGGAGAACACGCTATACAAAGAGGAATGACACTAGAAGAATATATTGCTGAAGCATTTACAAAATTGAAACAGCAGGAAGAAAATGAAAAAGACAACAGTATCAGAACAGATGCAAAGTAACTTAGAGCCTATAACTCACCCAACAGAATATGATGAATCAGATGACTTAGAAATGGCTAAGTCTATGGAACATAATATTTATAAAGGTCGGTACTGGATAAACGAAATAAAAGAATATCGTAGCTGGACAGACATGAAACAATGGTATAGTGATTTTGAAAGTTATAGCCGAAGATTATGGCTAGACCATTGTGATGAAAACAAAGCACCAGGCTGCATAACTTATGAAGAGCATGAATATATGGACAAATTCAAAGATTCATTAGTATTAGGATTCATAGAGAATCATGGAGTAGTAAAATGAAAAATATTAAAAAAGAACCAAAAGTTTTCCCTAAATATTTATTTAAGCCAGGAGAACAGTGGGTTCATGTAGATAAATTTGGAAATATTTGGAGAGAAGAAATATTAGTAAAATGATTACCCAAGATTATATAATAACCGTAGCTTTTTCCGCAGATGTAAAAGATGGCGATCCTAAGGATTGGCTACCTCAAGCATTACGGGAAGGCAATTTTAAGTACAAAACAAATAAAATATATAGTACAGAAGTTGAGCCTATCGATAGGTCTAATCCGAAATGGAAGTTTTTAGACGATTTAGATAAAGTATAGACAGTTACACAATCAAACAGGAGATTAATGGACGAAGAGCCAGAACAGTTTAAGCTGTATAAAACTTTAATAACAGAACAATCATATATGCCGTCACAAGCAGTTAAGATATTAGTAGAATATTATCAAATAAGTGATAGCACAGCATGGGACGTCGCCAGATTATACCATGAACAAGTAAGGAGAGAAAAGAATGGTGGGAACCACAATAAACAATTTACTTATAGCCATTAGGACAATAGAAGGACAACAAAAAGTCGCTAAAAGCCCTTCAATATGGCAAAGCCTCGAGGACGAGTTAATTGACCTTCGAGAAAGAAAGGAGAAATTGGAGCATGGCACAACCTAGCGAACAGTTTAGCGGTGACATGAGCCGTAATGAGGTAGAGATAGACCTTAATAAATTCATGGCAATGGTTTCCGAAATAGGGGAACTAAAAGCAAAAATAATGGAAATGGAGAACGAAAGAGAGCCAGATAATCCTTGGCAAAAGGTAATATGGTTTTCTCAAATGATAGACGCATGGCGGCTATTCCCTAGAGCATTTCTAAGTATATACATGGTACTATTGTACAAATGTACACTTTGGTTTATGGCTTTAGAAGTACCATCATTTGAGCAATCAGGGTTGATTTCGATAGTAGTAGGAGCAGGTGCAGCTTGGTTTGGACTATACGCAGGAACTGCAAAAGATAAGATTAACTCAAAATAGTTCTTGACACAGCCCTTAAAATTTAGTATAATATCATTATGAATATTTTTATACTTGATGAAAACATAGACAAGTGTGCAGAAGCTCATGTAGACAAGCATATAGTAAAGATGCCTCTAGAAGCCGCTCAAATGTTATGTACTAATCATTGGATAAATAAATACTTAGGACACACACCAAGAAAACTAGAATCAAATGAATGGCAAATTATCAAAAACGCAAAGAGTAATGAAATCAGAGATTTTCCTTACCTGCCTACTATGTATAACCACCCTTGCACTATCTGGGCTCGGTGTAGCCTTGATAACTATGAATGGTTATACTGCTATGCCCTCGCACTCAATGAAGAGTACGGCTTTCGATATGGAAAAAGCCACAAATCTGTGCATGACGTCATACTTAAGTTACCAGAGTACGCCATACCTCGCATCGGACTCACAGCATTTGCTCAGGCTATGCCAGATGGGCTCAAGGGATCAGATGCTGTTGAAGCATATAGAAGATTCTACCACAAAGACAAAGCAACCTTTGCAGAGTGGAAATTTAGAGGACGACCCGAATGGTGGTTAGACTCAGAGGCTAGCTATGAGAGTCGTATTACGAGATAAACCTTTCGTATCAGTATTTTTTCCAAGAGATTGGAGTCAAGACAGGATAGACAAATGGTTATGGAATTACTATAACTATAATAATAGATTACATTAAATAGGACATAATGACAGAAACAGAACAAAAACAATTTAATCAGTACGGAAAATTCGTACTATCAACTACATCAGAAGAAAGTCTAAATACATTAGCTCTAGTCGATAGACTATTGAAATTAGATATAACAACTTCTGTAGAATTTTCACAGCTACTCACTTCTTCTATAGGCATGCAAGCCGAATCAGGAGAGTTTTCAGAAGTAGTTAAGAAAATAATATTTCAAGGCAAACCTTTTACAGAAGACGAACGATTCCATCTCAAACGAGAGTTGGGAGATGTTCTATGGTATTGGGTTCAAGGTTGCACAGCACTAGGGTACACACCTCAGCAAGTAATGGAAGAAAATATAAATAAACTTGAGAAAAGGTATCCAAACGGCTTTGAAGCTACCAGAAGCGAAGAAAGAGCAGAAGGGGACATATAATGATAGAAATTTATTTATTGCCTTTTACATTATTTAAGTATTTACTAGCAGGAGTGGGCTGGATACTTTTAATTCAATTTATATTACAATCAGATATTTATTATGAAACTCGAGATTGGATATCTAACAAGTATCATGACTATAAAGAGAAGAAATCTCCTCACATGCCAAACAAGAAGAAATAATAGTGGCAAACATAAAATACGGGTTCAATGAAGATATTGTATTAAACAATGTTAAATCATATATAGATAAAACCTATAGTCAACATTATGGAAGTAAGAAGATACAAGCAACAGATGTAATCTTTGCTGCAGAACATGGTGAAGGCTTTTGTATAGGTAATATAATGAAGTATGCTCAGCGTTTTGGGAAAAAAGAAGGCAGAAACGAAGAAGATTTAATGAAAATAATTCATTACGCAGTTATACTTCTAGGTAAATTAGAACAAGTGAAAAAAGATGAGTATGTAACATATCAAAATGAACTTATGTTGGATAGCGAATAATGACAAATGCATGGAGAAATAAAAACATAAAGGGGAGGCGTCAAGGGGCACTCGATAGACTTAAAAAAATTGATAAACCCAACAAATTACAGCAAGAACAAATCGCTGTATTAAAGAAAAGACTAAATATAGAATAATGGTAGCAAGAGGAATTCGTGCTAAGTCTCACGAAAAACTAGACGATATAACACTACAAAAAGTATGGGAGGCACTTAATGAGGACTCTCCTATAACAAAGAAAGAAGCGTGCGAAATGCTTAATATTAGTTATAATACTACGAGATTAAGCAAAATACTAGTAGAACATAGAGAAACTATGGATTACAGAGCCGCTAGAAAAGCACAATTAAGAGGAACAAAAGCTACAGACGCAGAAGTTACGCAAACTATAGAGTGGTATTTAAATGAACACCCAATATCAGAGATTGCAAAAGCTATGTATCGGTCATCAACTTTTGTTAAAAATATAATTAATAGAGTGGGCATACCAGAAAAAAGACCTAAAACAGAACAAGGTGGAGGAAGCAAGATAGGATATTTACCAGACGAGTGTGTATCTGAAACTTTCGAGGTAGGAGAAAAGGTATGGTGTGCCAAATATGACCTTCCAGCCATAATTAAAAAAGAAACAGAAAATAACCAGTTTACAAATTACGAAG